TGCACGGTGACAGTCACGCGGGACATGCGCGCTCCTTCTCAGGTGGTGGTGTGGCTACTCGGGCAGATCGTCGGCGGCGTCGTAACCGTCGGCGGTCAGGTCGTAGTCGTCGATGGTTTCCGGCGGGTCCAGGTCGGTGATCGACTCGACCATCCGCACCGTGAACTGCATGGTGCCCGCGGCCAGCGGAACCCCGGCGAGCGTCTGCACGGCGTCGCCGGTGTCCTCCAGCCACTTGCCGGGGATCAGTTCGATGTCGTCGGGCAGACCGGCCATCGACAGCACCGACTCGCGCACCGCCAGCAGCAGCCGATCCCGGTCGGTCGACGCGCCCTCGTACGACCCGTGGACGCGGTGATCGCAGGCCACGACGATCTCGATGTTGTAGTCGTACCACCACGTGTTGCGCATCACCCACTTGACGGCGTTGCCTGACGTTGACTTCACCAGCACCACCGGGAAGTCGACGACACCCTCGAGCACGTCCTGCAACAGGAACGCGATGTCGGTGGCCGTCGGGCTGGTCAGACTGTTCGCCGTCAGGTGCGCGTCGAGTCGCAGCGGCACCTCGGTTTCGAGGTAGGTGCGGATCGCCTCGCGAACATACTCGTGACCGCGCATCAGGTGATCGCCTTGCGTAGATGTTTGGACACCAGACCGACCCACGCCTTGCGTTCGGTGGGTCGCAGCGGCGGGACGGGTAGACGTTTCGGCATCCGGCTGGTGCCGTAGGCGTGGAAGACGGCGATGTTGTACACACGGCGGTCGCCCCTGTCACCGCCCCACGAGGCGCCCTTCTTGCGCGACCAGATCGGCGCGGCGTCGTCCAGCCCGGCGCGCATCACCCCGGTGTCGACCAGCGGCGACTGGTTCGACCGCATGGTGACCGCGGCCTCGGGCGCCCAGCGGCCCAGACCGTTGCTCGCGAACACGGTGCGCTGACGTGACGCCCACAGACGCCCGATCTCCGGCCACACGGGCCGCAGGTCGTCGGCGGCGTTCGCGACCTTGTCCAGGCGGGCCTCGACGTCGTCGAGTCCTTGCAGCAGTTGCGACGACTTGACGGCCATCAGGCGAACCCCGGCGCGTAGCGGATCTGCACACTGGTCAGGGTGCGGCGGTCAGCCTCGCCCATGATCCGCGACAGCATCTGCGGACTGGCCGTGTAGGACAGACCTTCCGGCCCGGCGTACTGCGCCCGGTCCTCAGGGTTGGTGAACCACTGCGCCGCGATGCGCAGCGCAATGCCCTTGACAATCAGCAGGTCGTTCGGGTCGATCGTGTAGTCGTCGCCGGTGACGTCGAACCCGACCACATCCCACACCAGCGCCGTGGCGAAGTCCACCGCGGCCTGCGCGGCCGGGTCGTCCTTCGTGGCGATGGTGCGGTGCAGGTGGTTCTCCAGGTCGGTGACCGTGACGAGTCCACCCTCAACCGGCAGTGGCATCGGTGGCCTCGGTCTTCTTCGCGGTGCGCTTCTTCGGCGCCGCGTCAAAGCGCGCCAATTCGGCGTCGACCTCGGCCGCGCGTTTCTTGTCGCCCACGCGCAGATAGCCGTCGCGCTCGGACTTCAGCCCGGCGACGTACTGCGCACGCTTGGCGGATGCTTGATCGCTCACGCTTTGGCTCCTTCGAGAATCAGGGGGTGGTGTCCTGGCCGCGCCGCGCCGAGAGTCGCAGCGCGGCCAGGACTTCAGTCATCCGACTAGAACGTCGGCGTGACCAGGCCGGTCCCGCTCACCGCGCGGGCGTGCGAGATCCGTGCGAACGTGTACGCCACGAAGCCGTACACCACGATGTCGATCGCGTTCGTCTTCATCGACGGACCCGTGTCGGTGCGGATCATCATCGGCGCGTTCGGGTCTTCCCACAGGTGGCACTCGGCCAGGGACACGACGTAGATCTCGTCCTGGTTGGTGCCCGCACCGAGGTTCGTGGCGATGTTGTTGTCCACGATCACCGGGGCGCCGGAGGGAAGCACGCCGCGCACACCCGAGCCGTAGCCCGAGTCATTGGCGACGCCACCAGCACTGAAGTTCAAGCCGAACGACTGCTGTGCGATCAGCGGGAACGTGCTGGACAGTTGCGACTGCACCCACGCCCAGCGGCGGGAGTGCATCACGACCGCGGTCGCATTGGGATCCTGGTCGAGCAGTGCAGCCTCGACCTCGCCGATGCCCTGGAGCATCTTCGGGTAGAGAAGTGCGGCGGTCGGTGAACCGGACGTGAACGTCACGGCGGTGGCCACGGCGCTCAGCCCAGTGGTGCCCTGGTTGATCAGCGTCGAGTCCAGCGTGGTTGCGTAGCTGCTGAACAGATCCTGCATCACAACGTCGTCGACGCCAGTGCCACGGGAAACCGCCTTGCGGGACAGCGACTGCGCCCCGGCGATCTCCTGCACGCTGATGTCCAGCGCGGTGTCGTCGATGTTCGTCTCGGACACCGCCGACGTCTCATCGGAACGCACCGCCGTGGTCGTGGCGGTGGTGATCTTCGAGATGGTCACAGTGTTGCCCGAGGCCGGCAGCGGGTGCTGGCGGCAGGCATCGGCGAACGGACGGGACGCCTTGGCCTTCGGCGCGTACAGGTCGGTCAGGTACTGCGGTACGACCAGGCCGGCGAAGTTCGCCGACGGGGTGTTGGCGCGCAACTGGTCGCCGCGCTCCACGATCTCCTCGTCCATGTGACGGCCAAGACGCTGCTGCGCGCCGTAGTCGTTGCCCACCCGAGCCGACAGGACGTCGGTCAGGAACGCCGACCCGCGGGGGTCGTTGCCGGGGTTGTAGGTGCGCTGCTCGGCACCGACGCGGGCCACCTGGTCGTAGGAGCGGCGGGGAACGCCAGTGTCCTCGACCTGTGCCTGAAGCGCGGCGATCTGCTCGTCACGGGCGATCTCCGCACGCATCGCGTCGACCTCGGCAGACAGGTCGTCCACCTTGGCGTCGGCGGCGTCACGCAGCGCGACCTGGCTGGTGACCATGTCGCGGGTGATGCTGTCGTCGCCGGACTCCAACTTGTCGCGCAGCGCGAGCAGTTCGTCCTGCGCGGCCTTGCGCTCGGCGATGGCGTCGCGAAGCCGCGTCTGCGAATTCGTGAGCAGTTGCTCAGGTGTGAACATGAGCATTCTCCTTCTGGTGTGAGTGAATGTTTCCTTGCCCTCCGAACCGACTAGCGTCCGTGCGTGCCCCGTGGCAGGCAGGGAGGTCAGCGGATGGAAGCGTGGGTGCCGATCGCTGCGTCGAGCAGCGCCAGCAGCGGCGTGCCGGCGGACTTCTTCACCAGCGACGCCGACGTGTGCGGGTTCGCGCCCCAACCGACGATCGACACGTCACCGCGGTGGATGTCGACCTCGTGGATGCGGTACTCGGTGTAGTCCGGCGACCACGAGCCGGACACGATGCGGAACGCGAACGACATTTCGTCGATCAGACCGGAGCGCAGTTTCGGTGCGATGTAGGCCACGTCGGCGTCGGCCGGGTCGAGATCCGCGTCGACGGCCAACTTGTCGCCGGCGACGGCCAACCGCAGGCTGCCGTTCGTGGTGCGCGCCACCCGCCGCATCTGGTCGTGGCCGAGCACGAGCGGCACGTCCAGGCCGTCGGCGCGCAGCGTGTTGTCGAACGCCGCGGAGTCCACGATCTCGCTGTACTCGCCGAACATGTCGAACATCGGGTATCCGCGTTCCATCACCGACGCGGCGCCCTGGAACAGCAGTGTGGGTGCGTCGTCGGCCTCGCGCAGCGTCAGACTGGCGGGACTGAGCACGCCGGAACGTGACTGCGGGTGTTCGGCGTTGCGGCGTTGCGCCGGGCGGTCATTGCGGTGGTTGAGCGCGTCGGCTCGCCGCGCCGCGGCACGATCCAGCTCGTTCACAGCAGGACTCCTTCGAGGTCAAGGACAAGGCGGTTGAAGTCGGCGACGACACGCTCGGTGTCATCGGCAATGGCAGTTGCGGTCAACGTGGCGGTGCCGGTGATGGTGGCGGCCAGGTCGACAACGGTGGTGGCTCTACGGCGCGGCGGGATCGGGATGATCCATCCGAATCGTGCTGCGCCAGGTGCGGCGCTCGGCGTACTGTCGGCGGTCAGGGTCGCGGTGATCGTGGCCGCGCCGGTGATGCGGGCGGCCATCGCACCGGCCAGTGCGGGTTCGGCGTGGCCCAGGCCGCCGGTGACGATCAGCCCGCCGGGATGGCCCAGACCGTAGGCCGGGTCAGTCACGATGCCACCCGGCCCACCAGTAGCCCACCGCGGTCATCAGCGCGAACAGCAGTAGGCGCATCGGTTCACTCCAGACGGTCGCGGCGGTCAGCCCCGGCACCGCTGTACGGCGTGGTTCCGGCGGCGTCATCCCACAGGTCGGCCACGAACAGCGGTGTGGCGTCGTCGTCGTCGTACACGGTGATCGTGCCGGCGACCGGATCGGTGACGGTGCGGTTGCGCGCCACCCGTGTGAGCAGCCCGAGCACCTGGCCCAGGGTGACCGTGCCCGGCCCCAGACCGTGAACCTTCTGCGCCACCACCGCCTCGGCGATGTCCGTGGCCGACGGTTGCGCGCCGATGCTGATCGTGCAGGTCGGTCGTGCCCGTCCACGCGGATACGCGGTGGTGATCGTGCCCGAGCCGGTCAGCGTGGCCGGGGAGTTGCGCAGCCGGGTGGCCTTCGCCAGCGGCACCGACGCGGCACCGACGATGGTGGCGTCGGGCTGCGCCCAACCCTCGATGCTTGCGGTGAGCGCAGACGGTGCGGTGTCCCCGAAACTCGCCGCCGCCGCCTCGCCGTACCACAAGTGCGTGAACCAGTGCAGCATCGCGGCCTACAGCGACTCGACGGTGAACGCCATCAGCCACGCGAACGACCCGACCGTGGACGAGGTGATCTGCTTGACGGTGAAGCCCTGGCCCTCGCGCAGACGGACCTCCTGCATCTCCATCGACTCCAGCATCAGATTCCCGTACTGCGTCAGGTAGTTGGCAACCGCGGTGTTCGCCGCCGTCACCTCATCCGACTGCGTAACGAACGGGTACAGCAGCGTCGATTCGGTGATCGTGCCGTTCGTGTTCACCGTGATCTGGGCGGGCAGCGCCGGGTTATTCGAGTCCATCGACGCCGGGGTGATCGCCGTGCCCGCCGACTGTGCCGTCGTCCGTTTCATGTCAAACCGCAACGCCACACCTGTTACCGCGGCCAGCGACAGGTTGATCTGAAACAGTTTCTTGATCGACACCAGCGACCCCGAGCCGGAGGCGTTGAAGATGCTGATGTGGTGCTTGTTCGCGGCCAGCGCCACCGCGTCGGCCAGCGCGTAGTACGTCGGCATGGCGCCGGTGAACACCGCCTGCTCGTGGACGGTGTCGACGCCGATAACGCGGGTACGGGTGCGGAGTTTGTTGCCGGTGCTGTTCGGCGGCACCTGCGTGTAGGAGTCAGCCATCTCGTTCCTTCTGTCGTCGTGGTCGCACGATGGCGACTTATCACGCCAATGTTCCGCTAATCCTCAGCCACAATGAGCGTCGCAGATGGGAATCTCGGCGTAATCAGAGCACTGATGTTGATCGACTGCGTGAGCGCCGCCGAATACAGCATCGTCCCGGCGCCCGTCGAACTGGTGCCGATCCCGACGTGAGTGATCGTGTCCGACCCGGCCGTGCATTCTCCGAACGTGATCTCGGCGGTATTCGATGACTGCGACCCGGCGACCGTCCAGCCGCCGGAGTCGCGGGCCACACCGACCCGCGCATAGCCGGTGTACGTCGCCTCATTCGTGGTCTGATCCCCGGCCTCGCCGGGGTCGCCCGTATGCAACGACACGTACAGGATCGAGCCGTAGGACGGGAACGCGGTCGCGTTGAAGATGAAGTCGACGACGTCGTTCTCTAGCGCGTTGGACTTACTCACTGGCTCGCTCCTCGATGATGGCGGTGATCCGTCCGGCGTCGTCGGTTTCCACGCGCTTACGGACAGGAGTCGGTTCGGGGATGCTGACGGTCACCTGCGGGGCTTCCTGCCGTGCGTCCACGTTGATCGGCTGGCTCAGGCTGACCTGCGCAGGCTCGGCCGGCTGCACAGTGATGTCCCCGGCGGCGTTCACATGGTTCTCGACCGTCACATCGCGCTCAGGGACGTTCACGCTCACATCCGGCTGATGCACGGTGATCGGTGCCATGTGCAGGGCGATCTGCGGTGCGGCGTTCTGCGCGGCAGGCTGCGGGGCGGTGCGCGTCGGGAACAGCCGCGCGAACTCGGCCTCCTGGTCGTTGGTCAGCGGCGGACGATTGTCCAGCGCACGGGCCTCGGAAACGGTCAAACGGCGGTTAGTGATCGCGGCGTCCATCATCTGCGCGCGCGACGCCGGATCCATCCGCAGGAAAGCGTCGGTGTTGAACTTGACGACCTGCCCGCGTGGCACCAGCCGCGCCGTGAACGTCCGCTCACGGCGGGTGAACACCGGACCCAGATTCAGGATCAGCAGTTGCAGATTTCGCTGGGTCACATTCGCGTACGTGATCGAACCGGACGCCGACTCGACATCCACCATGTCGCCGGGCACGCCGTAGAACCGGCAGATATCCGGCGCCGACAGTTTCATCATCGCGTCGAACGCCGACTCGGATGCCTTCGCGCCGAGCATCTGGTAGTCCCAGTCCTGGCCGGTCACGAACACGTCGCCGGTCGCCACGGAATCCTTGAACTTCGTCTTCACAGCGGTGGCCTGCTCAGAGGTGAGCGTCTTCGCGTTGTTCTTCAACATCGCGGCGGGAACGCCCGCGCCGGCGAACCATTGCGCCGCGAACGCCTGCGCGGACAGGTAACCGGACAGCGAAAGCGCCGCATACGCCGTCGGGGACAGACCGATCACCGAACCGGACACCGCGAACTGCCGTTCGTGCCAGATGTCGTCGACGTCCACCGACTGCCCGTCGACCTCATACGACACCACACCCGAGCGCACGCGGATCGTCACCGACGACGCGGGCAGCGGCTCCAGAACCGTCGGATAGTTCAGCCGGTCGCGCTGCTTGATCAGCGCGAACGTGTTACCGACGTCGTCGAGGTCGAACTGGGAACCGTACAGCCATTCGGTGACGTCCATCCGGCCGTCCGGCATCGACAGCACCGGCGGGGTCGGCATCGTCGTGGCCACGCCGTTGACGGTCTGCTTGCTCACATCCAGCGGCGTCGTCGACACCAGATCGGCGCGCAGCCGTTGGCACGCCCATTTCACGCTTGAGGTCAGCGAGTTGTCGCGGGTCACCGGCGCGGCCGACGCGGGCAGTCGTGACGGGATCAGATCGGCGTAGGTGTCCATATCGCGCCGGGCGCGGAAGAAAATGCTCAACGCTCCAGCCTCCACGATGCGGCAATCAGCATGACGCCGGCCACGATGAGTCCCGCGGGGACGAAGATGAACGCCACCCCCGCCACGATCAGCGCAGCGCCAAGCACCTCCAGAATCGTCGTGACCACGGGGGCTCCTTCAAGTTGTCAGTCAGGCTTTGTCGTATGCCTTGTGGCACACCTTGTCCCGAGGCCGATAGCACTCCAGGTGAGGACACCACGCGAGCCCCCCTGCCATCCGTGATCTCGTCGGGGCATCCGTGGACATACGACCAGTCATAGGCTGGGCCGCCGCAGTCAACGCACGCAAACTCCGAGGCCTTCCCCCTGTACTTCTTCAACCGAGAATGCATCGTGGAGTAAGCGATACTGTCGCCGCCCCACGTCGGGCTATCCGGCCCGCGAGGCTGGTTCTTCACGATGGACGGATCGCCGTGTCGGTGGAACCGGGCGCTGTGCTTGCTGCAATAGCGGCCCTTTGAGATGATCGTTTCGCAACCTGGGACCGAACACGGCCTTGGTCCGGTCGTCTTTTCGACTACAGGGACGTCAACCTGTGGATCACCTGTGCGTCGGATGCGGTAGTAATGCGCCTCGCACCATCCGCGACGGTTCTTTGTGGGACGCTCGCAACCATCGACCGAGCATGTACCGTCTGACATGTTGACCTCCTAGTGCAATAGGGGTGTTGACAGACCCTCAACCGTTCCCGCGGTTGGGGGTCACTTTCATTCTAGATCAGAAAATACTCTGCAGGACGTCGTAGTCGTCGCCTTGGCGCTGCGCGAACATCGAGAATGCCTCGGTAGCGGCCACCAGCGGGGCAGCGTCGGTGTCCACG